GCTAGAAGAAGCCGTAAGCCGAAACATTATCACCTTGCCTCGCAAAGCTAAGTACAACTTCTACGAGCGAAAAGCAGCATGGTGTAACGCTGAGTGGATTGGTTCAGGTCGACTAGCAATAGATGGGTTGAAAGAAGTTAAAGAAGCGGTTCTACGAATTGAGTCTGGTCTTTCTACTTACGAAAAAGAGTTGGCAACAATGGGTGAGGATTACCAAGAGATATTTAGCCAGCAAATTCGAGAAACCGAAGAACGAAAAGCCGCGGGTTTACCGCCGCCAAGTTGGATTCAAGTAAACCAGTTCGCCAGCAATGAATCAGAAGGAGAGGCCGCGTAAGCGGTTTTTTTGTGCCTATGTTAGAACAACTCGCCAATCAGTTTTTGGCTATGAACGCTAAGTCAGCTAGAAACCTCGTTGGCTCTCTGTCTCGACTTCAAAAAGGTGGTTTCTCAATCACTGATGATCAAGGAGCTGTTGATGCTACTGAGAAGCCTCGCATAAGTACCGCGTCTCTAGGGTATGGCATGAGTGGCCGAAACTACGACTCAAAGCCGTTTCACTTTATTGATGGTATAGCCATTATTCCTGTTATGGGAACGCTTGTTCACAAGCTTAGTTATTCAAGTTCATGGGCTACTGGCTACAACGTTATTGTTGGCATGTTCGATGCCGCCAACGCTGATCCTGATGTAGAGGGCATATTGCTTGCCATTAATTCGCCAGGTGGCACCGTTGCAGGGTGCTTTGACGCCACAGACCACATTGCACAAAACAAGGGTGACAAACCTGTTTGGGCAATTTATGACGATATGGCTTGTAGTGGCGCTATGTGTATTGCCAGCGTTGCAGACAAGCGATTAACAACCCAAACCGCCATTAGTGGTTCGGTTGGCGTTGTTCAGATACATGCCAGCTATCAGGAAATGCTTGCTGAATCAGGCTTGGCGGTCACGCTAATTTATTCTGGTTCTCACAAGGTTGATGGTAACCCTTATAAAAACCTTCCCGAATCTGTTTATGAAGATTTCAAAACCCAGTGCGACGACTTGCGCCAACAGTTCGCTGCCAAGGTAGCAACAAACATTGGCTTACCTATTGAAACCGTTCTTGAAACAGAAGCGCAAACCTATACCGGGCAAGCAGCTGTTGATGCTGGCCTAGCTGACGAGTTGGTTAACTCGCACAACATCATTTCACATTTTAAACAACATCTGTCCTCACCGGACAGTTCAACACTACGGAGCGTCACAATGAGTGAACAATCTACTTCGGTGGCAACTGAGTCGGTAACTGCCGGTGAAGAAGCCCAAGCTGCTACGCCAGCAACCGCTACTACTGAAAATGCGGTAGACCATCAAGCACGTTGCAAAGCCATCATTACGGCTGAAGCTGCAGAGGGTCGAAAAGACTTAGCGCACCACTTGGCATTTGATACTGATATGTCAGTAGAGCAAGCGTTGGGTGTTTTAGCTAAAGCCCCTCAACAATCAGCAACCGCTGAACAGGGTAATGCGCTTGATGCTGCAATGGCTAACACTGAGCAACCAAACATCACGGCTGTTGCAGAAGACTCTGAACCTTCAGAGGCAGAACAGTTCGTTCAATCTTACAAAACAGCTACCGGAGCAAAGTAAATGACTACTGAATCTTACAACTATGATCATCCTGTCTCTGGCAGTGATGAAATCGCTACTACTAGCGTAACCATCGCGTCTGGTCAGAACCTGCCAGCAAATACCCCGCTTGGTCAAGTTACCGCTACTGGTAAGTTCGTTGAGTGTAACCCTTCAGCTACTAACGGTAGCCAAACAGCAGTTTATCTAACTGCACAAGCTGTTGATGCATCTGGCGGCGATACTCAAGCGCAGGTAATTAAGTCGGGAACGTTCGACCCTGAGCAATTGAACTGGCATGCAAGCTTTGATGCCACTAAAAAATTAACTGCTTTTTTAGGTACACCAATCAGCCTACAAAAACAATCAGCCGTTTTATAAGGAGCGCGCACAATGTTTACCCCTCTAGCAACTAGCACAATGCTTTCAATTGTTTCTACAATGGGCAAATTTGATCCGTTTTTTCTGCGCTTGTTCTTTGGCAGTGTTGTTACATCGCCAGATGAAAGCATTCACTTTGACAAAATCCATGACGATGTAGTTATGGCCCCGTTCGTATCACCAGTTATTGCTGGTAAGGTACACAAAGAGAAAGGCGGCGAACTTAAAAAGTTCACTCCCGCTTATGTTAAACCTAAGCACGTAGTTAAGCCCTCGAACAACTTGAAGCGCCGCCCTGGTGAATCTTATTTGGGTGAACTAACACCAGCTCAACGCAAGCAAGCAACGGTAGTTGATTTACTTGACCGCCAAGACAAAGCAATTACCGCTCGTGAGGAATGGATGGCAGCACAAGCCGTGCTTACTGGCTCTGTTACCGTTGAAGGTGAAGACTATGAAAAGCAAGTAGTTGACTTTGGCCGTAACCCCGAGAACAGCATCACTCTAATAGGTGCCGCAAAGTGGGATGCTGTAGATCCTGATACCTATGACCCAACGGACGACATTACTACGTGGGCTGAAAATGCTACTGGTAACATTAACACTATCGTTATGGGTAAAACGGCTTGGGCTAAGTTCTACTCGTTCAAGTCTGTAAAAGACAACTTAGACACTCGCCGAGGCAGCTCTTCAGAAATGGAAACGGCAACTAAAGACCTTGGCATGGTAGTTAGCTTTAAAGGTTACTTTGGTGATGTGGCTATTTGGGTTTACATAGGCCAGTACATCGATGCTGAAACAGGTAACAAGGAATACTATATGCCTGCAGGTAAAATTCTGCTTGGCAACTCGTCTTATGATGGTGTTCGTTGCTACGGTGCTATCCAAGATGTTCGCGCTAACGATGAAGGTATTGTTTCTGCTTCTCGCTATCCGAAAAACTGGATGCAAGAAGATCCATCGGTTGAGTACATTATGACGCAATCAGCGCCACTTATGGTTACGCCTGATCCAAACGCGTTCGTTGATGTAACAGTCCTTTAATTCTTCAATTGGGCGGGTTTACCCCGCCTAAAGGATATTTATGGCTACTCAAACAGCAAAGCAAAAAGCGGCTACAGCTAAAGATGCTAATAGCACAGCCGCAAAAGTTACAACTGAAAGCAAGATGGAAGTTTCCCTTTCTAAAACTGTTCAGCTTGTACCAGGTGCAGAACCTCTTAAGCCCGGTTCACACTCGCTTATAGAATCTGTAGCTAACGACTTAATTGAATCTGGTTTGGCCGTTAGCAAAGAAACAGCAAAAAGCGAAGACGAAGAGTAAACATGGACGAGATAGATCGCTTACTTAACGATGCCTGCAGCGATGTAATTGAGCATCTAGGAAATACTGTTTTCGTTGATGGTGTAAAACTAAAATGCACCATCGAGGATGAGCAGTTTGAAGATGAAAGCGGCTATCGACGTGAAGTTTTGCTCAGCTTCAATAAAAATGACGCACCCTTGCTTAAAAAGGGTGCGTCCGTTGTTTGCAGAGGCCAAAATTTTGTTATTGGTCGAATCCCGAGAGAAGACTTTGACGATCCTTTTTACACAGTGGAACTAAAGCGTGCATAAAGCCAGAGAGATAATTAACAGATTTCACGAGCAGTTACTTTTCTTAAAAGAGGGGTATGTTGCTGATGTTGTGAAAACCGATATCGATACAGAACAAGAATTTCCACTTGTTTCTGTATTAATGGGCCCAGACACACGCGAGGAACTAACAAAGGAAATGTACCAGCACCAACTGACGCTTTATACAGATATAAGCGTTCGTGTTGGTAAAGATAGCTTGTATGAAGCCATGCTGGATATACGAGAGCAAATCGAACTGAGGGTTTTGCAGATGCAGAAGCTTGATTTGGATTTCGTTTTTAGAATTACATTTCAAAACATGGGTGAACCGGAATACAACGGCGAAGGTGTTGATTACACCTGTAAAACCCGGTTGGAATTCATGGTTGAATATTTCAGCCAGCACGATAACCCAAGCGCTTAACTAACTTTCAACTTATTCTAAGCCCTGCTATTTAGCGGGGCTTTTTTATACCTAAAAGGGGAACGCTAATGGCTGGTGAATTAAACGGCACTCAGGTATTAATCAAACGCGGTACATCTACCATTGTGGGCCAGATGGAATGCACCTTAACTTTCAACGGTACGCCAATTGATATTAGTAACAAGTCACACCAAGACTGGGTAGCGTTGCTTTCTGGTGAACTGGCAGGTAAGCAGCTACAAGTTGCAGGTACTTTAGTTTACAACAGCGATGCTTCTTATAAGCAAGTTCGCGCTGATGCGATAACCGGCACGCAGGCCGATTACTCTATTGTTTACGGTGATACGGGTGAAGCGTTCTCGTGCAAAATGGTGCCAACCGGGCTTTCTGATGCATTACCCATGGGTGACAAGGTAACTACCTCACTTACGTTCCTTTCTAGCGAAGAAGTTTCACATACGGCGGCATCAGCATAATGAGCAATGAAGCAAACGGTACCCGCTGCTTGCTTTACCGCTTCACTGGCACCGAAGACGCGGTAATAGTGGGTCAGTTGGAACTGACATCAACATTCAATGGCACCCCCATCGAAATCACACACAAGTCACACAATGACTTTGTAACTCTGATGGATGCCAACCAATCAACAAAAGGCCGCACAATTACCGCCAATATTGTTTACAGCAATGATGCCGAATACAAGCTGCTTCGTGCTAATAGCCTGGCGGGCAACATTGACGAGTACATGCTGGATTATGGTACTGGCTTAGTTGCAGATCAGATTCGCTTTAATGGTATTCCTAATGCGCCATCTGATACAGCCCCCGTTGGTGACAAGGTAACAAGTTCTATCTCTATTCTATCAGTGGGCGAGGATATCTGATGGAACTTAGGCTTTGCTATAAAACATACCCGTTTAAGATGAACTTGGCCGCCATGCGCCAGTTTAAAACCAAAACGAATAAAGATCTGTGGTTTACGCTGGTTTCATTCCTTGAAACCTACATCGCAAATCAATCTAAACCCACTATTACGCTGATGCGCGCACTTTATCAGTGCGTTGACTTTGAAACCGCTTCTGAAGCGTTTCATGCGTTGGTGAAACAAGGTGATAGTTCTATTGAATTAGAGCAAATCCAAGACGCCATGTTTAGAGTAGGTTGGCGCCCAGTTGAAGATGAAGACAGCGAATTCATTCAACCATGGCCGCTTATTTTGGTTGATGTAGCCAACGAGATAGATCAAGAGTTTCGCGCCACTGTCAGCGACATAAAAAAAAAGGAACAAACTGGATAGCGCTTCCAAAGTCTAGTTCGGTTCAACCTTTTACTGTCGATTATTGGGCTTTCTATAAAGAGCTCGTTACCAAGCTTAAGATTTCCCCAACAGAGGCTTGGTTGCTCGACTATCCAGAATTACACCATCTTCTCAACCTTGGCGAAACCGCTAACTCAGGTGATGTTTCAATGATGATTAACGCAGAACGGCGGGCTAATGGCGCCCGTGATGATAGGTATTTAATTAAATGAGTACAGAAAAGTTCTTATTTGAAATTGCTGCAGATACCAAAGCGTTACGTGAAGAACTATCAACCGGCAAAGCCAGCGTTAAGAAGTTCAAAAACGAATCTGATGGCATGCTGGGCAACTTGGAAAGCCTAAAAGCCCCCTTATCTGCCGTTGCTACTGGCGTGGCCGCGGTAACAACAGCCGTTGTTGCTGGTACGTCTGCGTTAGTTTCCTATGCTGCAGCGCAAGGGCGAACTATTCAAGAAACTGAAACCATGGCAAACATTGCCGGGTTAACGGTTGAAGAATTTAAACGCCTTTCTTTTGTGTTCGGTACCGTTGGTATCGATGGCGAAAAGTTCGGCGATATTATGAAAGACACCCAAGAGAAAGTGGGTGATTTTCTCGCTACGGGCGGCGGCGCTTTTCAAGACTTTGCTGATGTAATGGGCTACACCTCGAAAGAGGCGCAAGAATTAGCCGGCGAATTCGAAACCATGAGCGGTCAAGATGTACTGCAAGAAATGGTTAACCGCATGGATGCTGCAGGCAAAAGCACTCAGCAAATGAGTTTCGCCCTCGAGGGAATGGCATCAGATACTACTGCGCTAATTCCGCTGTTGCGTGATGGCGGTGAAGCTGCACAAGATTTGGCAGATACGTTCGAT